GCCGCCATGACGCGCTGGCCGGCTGGTCCGATGAGGCCGCGGCCGCCGCCAACATCGCCCGCGCCCTCGCCCCCACCCCGTTCGTCCCCTCCTCGCTGCGGGTCTGGACCGGCAAGGCCGGCGAGTCACCCCTGGACCTGCAAGCCACCACCGCCGTCGTGGCCGCCGCCCTGTTGACCGGCGACGAGCTCGGTCTGACCCCGATGGCCGCGCTGCGCTCCATCGACGTGGTGCGCGGCACCCCGGCCCTGCGCGCCCTCGCGTTGCGTGGGCTGTTGCAGCAGCGCGGGCACCGGATCTGGCTGGTGGAGTCCACCAAGACCCGGGCGGTGATGCGGGGGCAGCGGGCCGGGGACGAGTTCGTCCAGGAAGTCACCTGGACCATCGACCGGGCGAAGGATCTGCGCATCGTCGGGTTCGATGATCCGCGCGGGTCGTGGAAGCGGCAGCCGCAGAACATGCTGATCGCGCGGGCGACCGCGGAGCTGGCGCGGCTGATCGCCGCCGACGCGATCCTCGGGTTGCCGTACGTCGTCGAGGAGATCGACGACCTGGACGGGACGCAGCCGGCGGTTGACGGTCCCCCCGAGCCGGCTGCGTCCCCCGCCAAGCGGACCGCGCGGCGCCGCACCCAACCGCCGAGCGCCGGCGGGCCGTTGGCCGCCACCCGCGCCTCCCCGCTCGGCGACGAACCACCCCTCGACGAGCAACCCAAACCGGCCGGGACCGCCGAACCCGACCCGCCGATGATCACCCAGGCGCAGCTGCGGGCACTACACGCCGCGCTACGCGAAGCCGACATCACCGACCGCGACGAAGGCCTGGCCACCATCTCCGGCTGGATCGGCCGCGATGTCACCAGCAGCACCCACCTGTACCGGGCGGAGGCGATCACCGCGATTGACGCTGCCCGCGCTGCCGGGCAGGCCGGCGAACACGAGCGGCAGGTAAAAGCCGACGTCGACGAGTGGGTCAAGAACCAGCCCGATGAACCCGAAACGGACACGTGATGACCGACACCTGCCGCTCCTGCCAGGCCCCGATCCGCTGGGCCCCCTCCGCCCGCACCGGCAAACCGATGCCGCTGGACGCGGCGCCGCACCCGGCCGGCACCTTCGTCATCACCGCCACCGGGGTCGCCGCCTACTCCCCCGGCTCACCCGAGCCGCGCTACCGCTCACACTTCGCCAACTGCCCGCACGCAGGCCAGCACCGGAAGAAGACCCACCCATGAACCGGCCGCGGATGATGACCCGCGACGAGCTCGCCACCATCGAACACCGCGTCGCCCTGTACTGGCGCGGCGACCCCGGCGCCCTCGAAGCGCTGCTCGAGGTCGCCGACCCGGACGGCGAGCCGGTGCCGCAGTGGCTGCTCGACCTGTCCGAGATGCTGGAGGACGCCGACGCGGCGCGTAAGCAGATCGAGCACCTGACCGCGGAGCTGCGGATCGCCGCCGGGCGGGCGTCATGAGCTGCGCTGTTCTTAGTGAGCAGGTAGTAACTGGGGATGGCCGAACGATGCCCTGGCGTGACTGGCTCGCGGAGAACGTTGCCCGACGCAAGGTAGCCGAAGCGCGGCTAGCAAAGATCGAAGCCGTTGCAGCCGCGATGCTCGAACAGTTCACCGAGTACGCGGACGAGCGCCACGCATATATGTGCAGCCGCAAGGTCGGCGCGACGGTCGTCAACGCCTGGCGCGTTGCTCTCGCCGCACCCGAGGACGGCCAGCGATGAAGTGGCGTCGCCATGCCTAACCCCGCCTACCGCGCCGGCGACCGATACGAGAAACGCGTCATCGACGACCTGGAAGCCAACGGCTACCGGGCCTGGCAGTCCCGCAACTCCCGCGGCCTCGCCGACGTGTTCGCGCTCAAGTTCGGCCAGATCCTGCTGGTGCAAGTCAAGAGCGGGCTGACCGGGCTCAGCCACCAGGAATGGAACGGGCTCTACGAGTTGGCGATACGGGTCGGCGCTGTCCCGCTGATCGCCGACCGCGACCCCGAACATCCCAAACGCATCCGCTACCGCCGCATCCTCGCGCTGCACAATGACCGCAAACACGACTGGCCCGCCGTGCCGTGGAGCGCCGACGATGATGAGCTGGCCGCCGCCATGACCCGCCACCCAAGTGGAAAGCGCCGAACCCCATGACCGAAGAAGGGTTCACCGACCCAGTAACCGGCCAAGTCTGCACGGTCGTCGACGACCCCACCGGGCCGCTCATCCCACTTGGGGTAGCGCACCCCGGCTGCCCCGAAATCGCCGAGACCTACCCGCACCTCGACGCGTTCTACTGCCCACGCTGCGGGCACAACGGGCGAGTAACCGGCGCATGGCTGATCTCGCTGCTGCCCGACCCCGGCAAACAACAACCACCATGAGCCGGCCGAAGCTGCTCGACCTGTTCTGTGGCGCGGGTGGTGCCGCAGTCGGCTACCACCGCGCCGGGTTCGACGTCGTCGGCGTCGACAACCGGCCACAGCCGCACTACCCGTACGAGTTCCACCAGGCCGACGCGCTCGAATTCCTCACCGCCTGGGGTTGGTGCTTCGACGCCATCCACGCCAGCCCACCGTGCCAGGCATACTCCACCACCCGCAGCCTGCACGAAGCCGACCACCCGCAACTGGTCGACGCGGTCCGGGACCGGCTGCGGCAGCAGGGCGTGCCGTGGGTGATCGAGAACGTGCAAGGCGCGCCACTCGTCAACGCCATCCGCCTCTGCGGCTCCTCATTCGGGCTCGGTGTGCGCCGGCACCGCCTGTTCCAGACCTCCTGGCCCATCGGCCTGGCCCCGCCATGCGCGCACTACCTGCAACCCGCCCCGGTCGACGTCACCGGCACCGGAGCATCCCGGATCGGCGGCCGCCCGGACAACGGCGGCGGCAACAGCCGCAAGCCCCGCAACCTGACGGCGGCGCGCGCGGCGATGGGCATCGACTGGATGAACCGCGACGAACTATCGCAGGCCATCCCACCCGCCTACACGCAATTCATCGGCGAGCAGCTGCTCACCCACCTCGCAGACAGGGACAGGACGCAATGCCACAACCCTGGGCCCGGATGGACAACGACTGGCAAACCAACCCCAAATTCGTCGGCCTGCACGCCGACCACGCCTACAAAGCCATCGCCGTCTACTGGGGCGCCATCGCCTACTCCAGCGGCCACCAGCTCGGCGGGTTCGTGCCCGGCCCGGCGCTGTCCGTCGTGTGGGCCGGTCGCGCCGTCTGCGACCAGCTGGTGGCCGCCGGGCTGTGGGAGGAGACCGAGGGCGGCTACATGATCCACGACTGGGACGACTACCAGCCCACCTCCGGCGAGATCGCCGAACGGTCCAAAAAGGCCCGCGCCGCGGCGATGGCCCGCTGGCACCCGAGACGCCGATGAGAATCGGCTCCCGATATCGGATCCGGCCGAGTGAACTTCGCTCAGATCAGGTCAACCGCGTTAAATACGCGTTACTGAGAGCTTAACAGCGATCTGAGCGTGCGCTCAGCGATGCCCGACGCATGCGCTCAGCGCGAACTGAGCGCATGCGCCAAGCATCCACGACACGCCGACAAGGGCGCCCCGACCGGTGTACCTGAGCGCATGCCCGACGCATTGCGCCAAGCATGCACTCACGCATGCCCGACGCAATGCACGGACGGACGGACGGACTTACGGACGTTAACACTCACCCTGAATAGATCTCTCACCTACCAGCACGCGCGCGAACTCAGCGAGCAGATCGGCCTCGGAACATGGACGGTGCCGGCCCAGGACCAGACCGACACCGCAGCGCTACCATCCCCACAACACACCCCCACCAACCCCGGGGGCCACATGAGCCAGCCGAACGTCATCGACGAAGCCATCTACCTCGCCGTCGACCACCAAGCCCACGACCACTACGTGCTCGTCACCGGCCTCGCCATCACCCGCAACCCCGACCGGTTCACCCCCATCGCCCCGCTGCACGGCGTCGGCGCCCACACCGCACCCGACCAGTAACGCCGCCATGCCCGACACCATCCACTCACCCAGCTGGCGCCGCCTGGTCGCCTACGTGCTGGCCCGCGACAACTACACCTGCCAGATCAACGGCCCCCGCTGCACCACCCTGGCCACCACCGGCGACCACATCACCCCCCGCGCCGAGGGCGGCCGGCTGCTCGACCCCGCCAACGTGCGCGCCGCCTGCCGCACCTGCAACAGCCGCGGCGGCGCCACCATCACCAACGGCCGGCGCCGCGCGTTCACCTACCGCATCCCCACCCCACCGCTGATCACGGAGTGAGCCATGACCATCGACCGGCTGCTGCTGCTGCTCGCCTACCTGGCAGTGATCACCATCGCGGTGGTGCTGGTGCTGTCCGCCGCCAACGTCGTCGTGCTGCACTAAACGAAAACGAAAAACGAAAAAGAAAAAGAAAAACGAAAACCGAGAAAGCGCGATGAGCGTAAAAGATTCCCAAAAAAACGGGAAATCGCAATTTTTTGTCGGCGGGCCGGCCCTGACCAGCCCGCAATTTCTGTCCCCCCCCGAAGCCGGCCGATCCGGTCCGATATGCCCGGATCCCGGGCGATGATCACCAGCGGGCGCCGGTGAGCGGCGGGCGGGCCAAGATCGGCCGCTGTGAGCGCGGGCTGAACCAGGACCTGGCCAAGCGGGCGGATATCGGCCCGGCCGAGCGGGCGGCGCTGCGGGCGCACGCCCGGGCGCTGGACCGTGCCGAGGCGATCGGTAACGCACACTTGGTGAACGATGTCTGCAGGGGCTACCTCGAGTCACGCAAGGCGGCCGGGCTCGTCGCCGGCGAGCTCGAGAGCGGGCTGGACCCGTTCGCAGCGTTCGTCGCCGGTCTGTCCAGTTCCGGGGTGGGCGACGCCGCGAAGCCCTGAGCGGGTGAGCTTGGGTGGCGAGGTGGCGGCGGTGGCCGGGGCGCTCGGTTTCGAGTTGATGCCCTGGCAGCGGCGGGTGGTGGATGTCGCGTTGGAGATCGACCCGGCGACGGGGTTGTTCGCGTATTCGTCGGTGGGGTTGTCGGTGCCGCGGCAGTCGGGCAAGACGGTCGAGGTGGGTGCGGTGATGGAGCACCGGGCGATCTCCGGGCGGCGGCGGCGGGTGTGGTATACGGCGCAGTCGGGCAAGGATGCGGCGGACTGGTTCCTGGATGAGCATGCGCCGCTGGTGGAGGATTCGGCGGTGTTGCGGGAGGCGGCGAAGGTGTCGCGGGCGCGGGGCCGGGAGGGGGTGTTCTGGCCGGCGCTGTCCTCGATGGTGCGGGTGTTCCCGCCGACCCGGAAGGCGTTGCATTCGAAGGCGACGGATCTGGTGGTGATCGACGAGTGTTGGGCGCATGACCCGGTGCGCGGTGAGGAGCTGGATCAGTCGATCGTGCCGACGCAGGCGACCCGGCCGGGTGCGCAGGTGTGGAAGGTGAGCACTGCGGGCACGGATGATTCGGCGTGGTTCTGGCGCACGGTGCAGTCAGGGCGGGCGGCGGTGGCGCAGGGTCGCCGGTCGGGGCTGGCGTGGTTCGAGTGGGGTTGTCCGGCGGAGCTGGATCCGTGCGCGGCGGGGTCGTGGCCGGTGTTTCATCCGGCGTTCGGGATCACTATCGGGGTGGCGCAGATGCGGGCCGCGTTGGATGAGTTGGGCCGGGAGGGGTTCGCCCGGGCGTACGGCAACCAGTGGGCGCACCGGGACGGCCCGTCGGTGATCGCGGATGCGGATTGGGAGGCGTGCCGGGACCGGAACCCGGGGGTGCCGGCCGGTCAGGTGGGGCTTGGGTTCGACGCGGCGGTCGATCATTCGGATGCGGCGGTGGCGGTGGCGTGGGTGTCCGGTGGGCTGACGCGGGCGTTGGTGGAGGTGCGGGCGGCGACGGGGTGGCTGGCGGGCCGGGTGGATGAGTTGGCGGCGCAGTGGCGGATCTCCTCGCCGGCGTTCCAGAAGGGCGGCCCGGCCGGGCATGTGGCCGATGAGATCTCGCGGGCGGGGCGGTTGGAGTCGGCGCCGGTGGGTGGCGCGGATTACGCGGCGGCGTGTGCGGGGTTGTTGACGGGGATCCGGGAGCGGCGGCTGCGGGTGTTGCCGCATCCGCGTCTGGATGAGGCGGTGGCGGCGGCGGTGCAGCGCCCGTCGGGGGATGCGTGGCTGTGGGGGCGTCGTTCGGCGCAGGCGTCGCTGTCGCCGCTGGTGGCGTTGAACATGGCGTGTTGGGCGGCCTGGCATGCGCAGGGCGGGTTCTGGGTGGCTTAGCCCGATGCGGGCGGGGCGTGGGACAGTGTGGGCGTGAATCTCCCTACAGCGGGAGTTATGCCGCCCTTCTACGGCGTGTTCAGCGGGCTCGGCCCGTACGTGTGGGATGCAACGACGGCGCTGCGGATCCCGGCTATCTCGAAGGCGTTGGACACCTATAGCGGCATGATCAAGCAGATGCCGATGGACGCGTACCGGGGTATCGACCCGTTGGTGCGGCCGCGGCTGTTGGATCGCCCGGACCCGACGCAGGCCCGGTCGTGGTTCGTGCACGCGCAGGTGGAGGACTACTGGCTGCAGGGCAACGCGGTGCATATGGTGACCTCGCGGGGCGCGGACGGGTGGCCGGCGACGGTGATGTGGTTGCCGGCGACCTGGGTGACGATCACCTGGGCGCCGGGTTCGTTGCCGCAGTACTGGGCGTTGGGGGTGAGGCTGGCGACCGAGGACGTGGTGCACGTCAAGCGGGGCGCGGACCGCTGGTATCCGGTGCGTGGGGTGGGGGTGGTGGAGCAGTTCCTGGGCGAGCTGGACCGGATGGCGGCCGAGTCGGATTACGGCCGCAACGCGTTGGCCGGTGGTGCGGTGCCTTCGGTGGCGGTGATCACCAACAACGCGAAGCCGACGCAGGAGGAGCTGGATCTGGCGAAGGCGAACTGGCTGGCGAAGTTTTCCGGGCCGAACCGGGAGCCGGCGTTGTTGCCGGCCGGCACCCAGGTGATCCCGCTGGCCTGGTCGCCCTCGGACGCGCAGTTGACGCAGGCCCGGCAGCTGTCGATGCAGGACGCGGCGAACATGTTCAACCTGGACGGGTTCTGGACCGGGGCGCCGGCCTCGGCGATGACCTACCGCAACGCGGGGCCGATGTACCAGAACCTGCTGCGCACCTCGGTGGAGCCGGTGCTGGCCGACTTCGAGCAGGTGTGGTCGGATGCGTGGCTGCCGCGCGGCACCACCACCCGCTTCGACCGTTCGCTGCTGCTGCGTGACGACCTGGCCACCACCGCGACGGTGCTGTCCGGGTTGACCGCGGCGGGGATCATCACGGTCAACGAGGCGCGCGCGTATCTGGCGTTGCCGACCGCGACCGGCGAGCTGGAGGAGGTGGCTTCGATCGCGTCGCCGGTGGACACGGTCGCGGTGCAGCCGGCCGGTGACGCGGCCGAGCTCGCCCCGGAGGACACGATCGACGGCACGACCCAGGAGGCGGCATAGCGATGGTGAGTTTGCGGGGCAGCGACCAGCGCACCTACACGGCGGTGGCGATGCGGCTGCGGTCGGCCGAGGGCGAGGGTGGCGGGGACGGTGCGGCCCGGCTCGAGGGGGTCGCGGTGCCCTACGGGGTGCGGACCAATACCGGCGTCTACGCCGAGGAGGTCGTCAAGGGCGCCTTCGACAAGTCGATCACGGAGGCGGGTGGGCGGCTGCCGCTGCTGCTCTGGCACGACAACCAGGCGTTGCCGGTGGGGGTGTCCGAGTCGTGGTCGTCTGAGGACGACGGGCTGCACGGGGTGTGGCGGATGGACGAGTCCGAGCGGGCGCGGGAGGCGGCCCGCAGCGCGGCGGCGGGGATGATGGTGGGGCTCTCGATCGGGTTCGTGCCGATCCGCACCGAGTGGGACATCGTCGCCGATGACGAGTGGGACCCGACGAACCTGGAGCACATGGACACGGCGCGCCGGGTCGAGGCGCGGCTGCTGGAGACGTCGCTGACCCCGACCGCGGCGTTCGCCGGCGCGCAGGTGACGCTGGTCCGGTCCAGCAGGATCCCGGATGCGGTGCTGGCGCACCGGCGCCGCCCGGCGGCCCGCTCGGCGGAGCTGGCGGCTTTGCGGGAGTGGTGGCAGGGGCTACGCTCGGCCTGACCTGAACGCCGGACCCGAACCGCACGCGCCGGGCCATGCACGACTGGGAACCACCCGTGCGGGGCTGCGGAACCACCTTCGGGCGATGTGTCTTTCCCATCGTCGAAGCGTGGAGGCCACCCGTGCCGAACCCAGTGCTGGACCGGCTGCTTTCCCAGAAGCAGCAGCAGATCGATTTCATCGGGCACCTGCTGGAGCAGGTGGACACCGAGGAGCGGGACCTGGTCGACGCGGAGCGTTCGAACCTGGACGCCGCCCGGCAGCGGATCGGGGAGATCGACCGGCAGATCGAGCCGTTGCAGCAGTTCGAGGCGACGGTGGCCGCGCATCAGCAGTCGGCGTCGGCGTTGCCGGTGCCCTCGGACCGGCCGCGGGGGCGGGTGTCGGTCAGCGAGCCGGCGGCGCCGGCCTACCGCAGCGCCGGCGAGTTCGTGGTGGACATCCTGCGGGCCCGCGGTTTCTACCCGGTGCAGGCCGGTGACCCGACGCCGGGCTCCCGGTTCCGGCCGGCGGACCCGGAGGCGGCGGCCCGGCTGGCCCGGGCGGTGTCGAACCAGACCACCACCGACACGCCCGGGCTGCTGCCGGTGCCGATCGTCGGGCAGGTGGTGGACCTGATCGACGCGTCCCGGCCGCTGATCACCTCCCTGGGCGGGGCGAAGGCGATGGGCGGCATCCCGGGCAAGTCCTTCGAACGGCCGAAGATCACCCAGCACACCCAGTCCGGGGCGCAGTCGGCGGAGAAGACGCAGCTGCCCTCGCGGCAGATGACGATCTCCGCGTTGACGTTCAACAAGACCACGCACGGCGGCACGGTCAACGTGTCCCGGCAGGACATCGACTGGACCAGCCCGGCCGCCTGGGACATCCTGGTGCGCGACCTGGCCAACGTGTACGCGGTGGACACCGAGACGACCGCGGCCACCGCGTTCGCCGCGGCGATCACCACCAACACCACCGCGGTGGCCACCAACGACCTGGCCGGCTGGGCGAAGGCGCTCTACACGGCCGCCGGGAAGGTGTACGCCGGCGCGCTGCGGCTGCCCGACCGGGTGTGGTGCTCGGTGGACATGTGGGGCGCGATGGGCGCGATCGTGGACATCGCGCGGCTGGCGTTGCCGCCCGGCACCGACCAGGCCGGCGCGCAGCCCGGCGCGCTGGGCGAGGCGGATCTGGCCGACTTCGGCGGCTACGTGCTGCAGCTGCCCCGCTACGTGGTGCCGACGTTCCCGGCCGGCACCCTGGTGGTGGGCTGCTCGATGCTCTACGAGGTGTACGAGGAGACGATCGGGCTGCTGTCCGTGGTGGAACCGTCCATCCTCGGTGTGGAGGTGGCCTACGGCGGCTACCTGGCCAACGGGATGCTGGAGGAGAAGGGCTTCTGCAAGATCACGTCGGCGTTCGCGCTCGCTGAGGAACCGGCAGCCGGCGGCGCCAGCGGCAGCGGCAGCGGCACCAAGAAGTGAGCGTCACCGTCACCCTGGCGCAGGCGCGCGCCTGGATCCAGGTGCCCGCCGCGGTGCTGCCCGACGACCAGCTGCAGGTGCTGCTCGACGGTGAGCAGGCCAACCAGGCGGCGGTGTGCCGGGTCGATGCGC